CCGGCCTTGATCTTTGGCTGGAAAGATCACAAATTCGTGCTCACTGACAAAGCTGGGTTCAGCAGCAAGAAGTATGATGGGCTGACCACAAGCCCTGAGGCTATTGTGAACATGCTCATGAGCAGGAAAATGAAAGACACTAGCCCCAGTGCAAAAAGTGCTCGACTGGCATATGCCAACAAAATAGCCAGTCTCTACCCATTGTTGAAAAAAGTTACCCCAAAAGGATTTATCGGTTACGTTCAATCGGATTTGTTGTGGACTGGTGTTCCGCCCATAGTTGATGGCGCTTATGAATTCACTCCCAACAAAATAACCTACCGCGTTCCCCTCAACAGTCAGTATGGTGAAATGATCGGCAACAGCAGTGCAGGAGTAGTTATCCACAGTGTTTATCAAAGCCCCTCTGATCAAGAACCCGAAGCATTGAGAAATGTTGCAGATTATGGTTTCAGGAGTGATCTTGGCCTGGCTATCTTGCCTCATGAAGCCACCATGCTCACCAGTTTGAAGTTGGATAAATCCTTGGTTGACAAACTGTCACACTTGTTTAGAGTGCACGCAGTGAGTGTGAAATCATTCTTGGATAGAGGTCAGCTAGAGACGCAGAAAATTGCTAGTCTTCCAGGCTACATGAAAAGCTTTTTGGCCAAAAAGGCAGAAAAAGGCAGCTCAAATTTTTCACATGTTGCAAGAGAGTTTTTGGATTGGTTTACAGGGATCAACAGTCCTGCAAGCCCAGGCATGCAGGAAAAGTGTTTGAAATGGATACAGAGCCACATGCATGGTTACAACAGTGTGTGGCGCATTGTGAGTTTGTTGAACAGCTTGAAGCTGGACCTCAAAAGCCAGATGGACAATCAAGCTGGCTCAACGGTGGGTGCCAGTTTGGGAGGCCAGCCTGGCCATGAAGGCTTTGTGGCAGTAACCCCAACTGGTATTGTTAAGTTTGTGAATCGTGCACAATTTATGAGAAAAGCGCAACCTGAGTCACTTATGGAACAAAGCACAAAAAGCGTTGTCTGGACCTTTGGCCGAATGAACCCTCCCACTTTGGGTCATCAGCATCTGGTGAACTTGATGGCCAAACATGCTGGTGACGATGACTATTGGATCTTTTTGAGTCATAGTCAAGACGGCAAAAAGAACCCTTTGCCTTGGGAAGAAAAGGTGGAGTTTTTCCAGCGCATTATGCCTGATCATGCAGAACATTTGGTGCAAGACCCAGATGTGAAAACACCACTACAAGCTGCTGAATGGCTCTACAACAAAGGCTATCGAGATTTTGTGTTTGTGGCTGGTGAAGATCGGGTCAAGGGCATGAGAGAGCTCTTGGACAGTTGGAACAGTCCTGAAATACGTGAGAAACATCAGCGTGAACCCATTCACATCAAAGTGGTTTCAGCTGGGGAAAGAAATCCCGATCACAACGGTGTCAAGGGCGTAAGCGGCACCAAGGCTCGTGAAGCTGTATTGAACAAAGACAAAGAAGCTTTTCAACAAGCTGTGGGTTTGGACCTTGAACTCAGCAACCAACTGTTTCAAGCTGTACGACGTTACCTCAAGCATCCACGGAACAAAGTAATGGAATCCAGTTTGCATCCTGCAGGCACAATTGTGACCTTGACCATGAGTCCACCACATGCTGCTCAATTGAAAGAATGGTGTGACAAAAATGGTGTTCCTTGCATGAACACTGATGAACTTCACATGACTGTTCTCTATAGTCAAAAGCCAGCCTCTCATCTCATGAGCATGCACGGTAATACAGTTGTTGTGCCAGCTAAAATTCAGGGATGGACCAAGCTGGGGGACAAAGCCCTATGCTTGGATCTTGATTGCGAAATTGCACACAAGTTTCATCACCACTTGAAAAGCAAGGGTGGGACTCATGATTTTCCTGATTTCATACCACACAGCAGCGTGAACTACAGTTGGATGGACCGAACTGATTTGCCGCAAGTTTTGCCTGATTTCCCTTTGTTGTTTGATCGCATTCAGGTCAAGCCACTGGACCCTAATTGGGGTCTCAAAACTTAAAGGGAAACCCCTGTGAGTTTGATTATACGCTGAGCTTCTTCCTGATCTTTGCGTTGATCACTGGGGCTTTTTTGTTTGTGCTTTCCAGTTTTCACATCCATTGTGGGTTTCCCAGTGGGACCCAATTTGTCTGTGCTTTGCAGCGTGTGAATCAACCCCTGCAATCCCTGCTCTATGCGTTTGTTGCCTTTTATAGCTCGCTGAATTGATTCCACACTGTCAAAACTGCTGGCTGTAAAGCGGGGTCCCAGCAGTGTTTGGGCTATGGTATCTGGATCTTTGGAGATAACACTTTCATCTTCACGATTCAACAAGCCACGTTGCCAACTGTATTTCAATCCCAAGGCTTTGGCAATGCTGCTCATGAGTTGGTTTCTTTCGGCACCACTGTAGTTGCTGGCATCCCCTGGACTTTGCATGCTGAATTTCATCCAAGATGGATCTTCATGAAAAAAGAAATCAGTTTGCACGAACCCGTTCTGGGCATCTCCAGCTATGGGTGTAAGTAAGTGAACTTCACCTGCAATTTTAACATGGTCTTTGGGATTTAAACCTTGACCAATTGCCCAGTTTTCCAAACTTTGGCCAAATGCTTTCTTGGAAATTTTGTTGCTGTCCACAACAATGTCTATATCACCACTGCTGGCCTTCTTGCCCACACTGCCCAAGGTCATGCCATGCATGGGCAAGCCAGTGACTTTTTCCAGCCAGTCCAACGTGGGGCTGATTTGTGCAAGAAGGATACGGGAGGTCTTGGGTTTGCCATCTGCGGTTTTGAACACATTGCCGCCTTCAAACAAATTTTGTTGGGAAAGTTCAAATAATTTCATGATCCATTATTTAAGTTTCCGCTGGTTTTTTACCCATAAATATTCAACAAAGATTACAAGAGGACAACGTTCCATGCCTAGGTTTGGTGGATTTGGTATCAATACAGGCTCGCTCGTGGGTGGCCTTGTCAACAATGTAGTGGGAAGTGCAGCATCAGCTATTTTTCCTCGTGGCTTGTTTGGTGGATTTGGTGTAGGTGATGGTGTTAACTTGTTGGGCACACTCAACAATCAAGATCCCACCAACCGGCGTGTGAGCTTGCGTCCCCGGCCAGCTGCTGCCAACAGAGTATTGGGCAAGGGCTTGCTGGATCCATTGCGTGAAACCAACAATGGCATGGTTTGGCCTTATACGCCCACAATCAATTATCAACAAGACATTGATTACCAAACCATTTCCACAGTGCACACAAACCAAGACTTTCATGTATTTGCACGAACACCTGCAACCTCTTTCAGTGTTGATGGGCAATTCACAGTGCAGAATCAAAAAGAGGGCCGGTATGCGCTGGCTTGCATTCACTTTTTGAGAACCATGAGCAAGATGCATTTTGGCGAAAACGACAAAGATGCCGGCACGCCACCTCCTATTCTCTTGTTCAATGCATATGGACCTTTTGTGTTCAACAATTTGCCAGTGATAGTCAAGAGCTACATCATAGGATTTCCTGATGATGTTGATTATGTTCAAGTAGCAAGTGGATTACCTGCCAATAATCAACCCACTATTCCAGTGCGTCCAACACCAATAATTCGAACTCCCCAACAGCTTGAAGAAGCAGGCGAACCTGGACTAGCCTTGCAAGGCTTACCTGGTGTTACCCAGCCTGCCAACCGGAATTGGGACGATCCATTGAACAACCCACCAGGTGCAAGTGTTCAACAACCTACGCCGTCAGCCACAAAAGGTGTTTGGCTCCCTAGTTTGTTTAAAATTTCTGTTACATTGATTGTGCAACATACTCCTACTACATTGCGTAAGAGATTCGAGTTGCCCAAATATATAAATGGCGACAGCAGTCAAAGTGATTTCATCTAATGACAACAGTAACTTATCTTCGTAGCAGTCCGTATTATCGGACTCCACAAAATACCACATATTTGGGATTTTGGGTACCTCCATTACTTGCACGAACAAGTGATGATCTTGTTGTTACATTGGCACAACGCCATTTACATCGCCCTGACTTATTGAGTTTTGAATTATATCAAAATCCACGAGCCTGGTGGGTGTTTGCGATGTTAAATCCAGATCAAATTGTTGACCCAATATATGATTTTGTGCCCGGCATAACCATATATGCTCCTAGCCAACTAAGTCTTGAAAGCCGAATATAATGCCTACACCTCTTGTTACTAATCATTACCTTCGACAGATCTTGCGTGACTTAGCCCTGAAAGGGTTAAATTTTAGCCCTGAAGACAATGTCTTGAATTATCACGACAGATACACGTATCATTTACAATTAGTCTTGGTTAACGATAGAGAAGCCGAGGAAGATGATATTGATACAAAGTTGTTGAATAACGACGTTCGGTATATTGTAATTGCAGAAAGTGGGGTTACTGCTGGTTTCAACATCGTGGAATGTGAAATCAAGGATGCTGTAAGTCACAATTTTAAAACCAAAAATGCTGCCTCAGTAGAGGTTGATATGGTAATAGCTGAGCCTTATAACATGAGCCTTCCTGATAAAATGTTTGAAAGTAGCCGTCAAATTGGAGTTTTGAATTGGAGGTTAGCTCCTATATTTCTGATTTTGTGGTTTGACTTCTATGATGCTGATGGCAATCTAGTACCTTCATCACAAAATACATTTTATAAGGTTTACAAACTTAATATAGTTGACTTAACAAACACGCTTACAGCCGCAGGAACAATTTATCGTTTGAAAGCGGCTGTTAACAATAACATGGGTTTTAAAAACACCTTTTATGTCTTACCACAAACTTACACAATAACCCTGGGTGGTGGTAGTCAAGTAAGAACTGTCCAAAACATTGGTGGAGTTCAATTACCTGGGCAAGGCATAATTAATTTTGATAAAACTGTTGGTGAATTTTTTCAAAAATTGGAGAATGAACTTAACGACTTTTATATTGGCTTACGGAGAAGCCAACAACCACAAGATCAACAAACGCAAGTTGTGGTTTATCAGTTTTTTATTGCTGATGAATTGAAAAATCAAAAAATCAAATTCAATCCAAGAATAAACAATCGTAGGGCAAGTTTCCGGCAAGTGGGTGACAAAATTGAGATCATTGCTGGTCGAGGTATAAGCATTGGTGCCTTGGTAGATGATGTATGCGCATCTATTGAAGATGTACGCTTTTTTATACCTGATGATCAGTCTGGTATTGTGAGAGTGCCGTGGATTGAATGCGTGGTGAAAAATATTGGATGGGATTATTTGCGAAATGATTATATTAGGAATTTACAATTTTTCATAAATGTTAAAGAAACTCGTCGCGCTGTGCCTAGTCAAGATTTTGGAAGGATTTTCCAACTTATAAATGCATTTCACGATGCTAGACTAGCAAGTATCAATACAGATACAAGTAAGCTTCTAAAGAAAGCTTATTTGTATTTTTACACTGGCAATAATACAGAAATTATAAATTTAGATGTTCAATTTAATACACTTCATTGGATCCCAACGGCACTGACACAAAACACAGTTTTACCAAGCTCATTCAGTTCAGCACGAGCCTCTTTGAGTGAATTGCAGCAGGCGTTGAATATACGGCAACAAGCTCAGCAGCAATGGGATGCTGTACAGCAACAATTATTGGCATTACGAGGACAACGGGCAGGGGCATCTTTAGCTGACATTCCCGCCTTAGATCAACAAATTATTGCACTACAGCAACAACTTGCTCAGATAGAACAACAGGATGCTGCGGCACAACGAGTTCTTGCACAAGGATCATTAGTAGTGTTTGACCCTGTGATGGCGGAATCATTAGAAAATTTATATCAGCCTTTTGGGCAACTTGTTGCGCCTGTTACTGATTTAAGAGCTCAGCTTGAAAGAGAACGAACCGCAGCTCAAAGACGCAGAGCTCCTATTGAATTCACTGAAGATGAATTCAGCGTGAATAACAGGTCCATGCCAGCTCAGCTCACATATATTTCTGATCCCCGAGACCTAGTTAACACAGTGCGTCCACAAAACACTTCAGACTCTGATGTGCGACAAATGTATTCAAGTGTAACTCAACAAATTTATGCTAGAATGCAAGATATGGTTAACATCACTATGGAAATACGAGGGGACCCATATTGGTTAGGAGCGTCAAACTTAGAGCGAGATAGGCAGCTTTTATCCGGAATACCAGGATATAGGGGAGCAGCAGGCACACCTGGTACACCTGCTACACCTGTTAATGATGAGTTTGCAGTTTACCAACCGTACGATGCATTTTTTCTGCTAGCTTTCCGTGCTGGTACTATTCCTGACGAAACTACAGGATTTATGAATCTGCGTGATGACGTTGATTTTTTCAATGCACTCTATATGATGGTACAAGTAACACATATATTCAAAGAAGGCAAATTTACCCAAAGATGTGAAGCAACGCGAGATCCATTGAGTAATTTGGGAGACTCAAGAACAGAAATTGGTACTGTGCCACCAGTTTTGAGAACAGGTATAAATCAATAATTTGAGCATCTATAAATGGCAACATTAAGACAGACAGTAAATTTACCTGGTGCATATGAATTAGAGCCTGGGGGTTTACGTGCTACCTGGGATAAAATTTATCTTGGCTTGGTACGCGATGTAAATGATGCTCGCAATATGGGACGCATTCGCGTTTGGATTCCAGAACTAGGTGGGGCTATTGACAACGAAGCAACTTGGATAATTTGTGATTATGCTAGCCCATTTGCCGGCGCATCAAACATTGCTGATATTAACCTGAATCCCACAAGTTCACAAACAGACTATGGTATGACATTTATACCACCTGATCTCAATAATCAAGTGCTAGTGTGTTTTATAAATGGTGATCCCAGTCGCGGCGTTTGGTTTGGATGTTTGTTCCAAGTTGACCGCAACTTTATGACACCCAGCACGCCTGCTCAAAGTCCATCAAAACAAGACAGGAATCCTCTGACTGGAGGGCAACCTATATTTCAAGCCAGTTTTGAAGCTGCTCAAGAAGCTGGTGTTCCAGAACTTCCTGTAAGTCAAGGTGGCCCAGCACCCAGAGGGATGCAGCAAGGCATTCGCACAATGGGTATTCGCACGCCTTATGGCCATAGCTTGGTAATGGACGACACGCCCACTGATGCATTTGTTCGCCTCCAAACTCGTGGTTTGGCACAAATTGTTATCCATGACACCCAGGACAGGATCATTATCAACACCGGGCCCAATAGAGCCCGCATTGAGATGGACAAAGAAGGCAACATTGATATTTTTGGACAAAAAAGTGTCAGTGTAAGTGCCGGCCAAGACATCAACTTGCATGCAGACAGAGATGTGAATATTGAAGCTGGTGGCAGCATCAAAATGCGCAGCATTGACGAAACAAGGATGTATAGCAAGAAGCCTTTCAACATCAGCAGCGGTGGTGATGTTTTGGTTTTCAGCCAAGGCAATGCACACATTGTGAGCAACAGCAACATCTACAACACGGCTGTGGGCAGCTTGCAATACAGAAGCAACTATGGTATTTTTCTCACTAGTCAAGAAAACAACATTGACATCAAAAACTTAACTGGCAATATTCGCTTGTTTGCTGGAGGCAATGTTGATGCCAGTAGTGCTAGTGACATAAGGCTGCGAAGCATAAACGGAGCCTTGAGTTTGTTTGGTGAGGCCGATGTTAAAGTCAAGAGCAACAGCACTTTGAATTTAGTTGGAGGAGCTGATGTCAAAGTTCAAGGCAACGGATCGGTAAACCTGCGCTCAGGAGCAGGCAACGTTAACACAGGACCAAAAACTGAACTCAATGTGGCCAATTTACCTGATGCAGCCAGTCCCACAAGTCCAGATAGGCCTTTGACTGCTGTTCCAGGTGTAGTTGCGTTGGCACCTGACATCAGAACCGAAGAACGGATGCAACTTCAAAACGTTGTGAGTCCTGGACGCAGTGTGCAGATTGTTCAAACCATTGTGAGTAGACTGCCTGGTGCAGATCCTTGGAGACAGCGCAGTGTTGCAGGGCCTGGATACTCCAATACTGGGTTGGTACAGAGAAAAGACGCTCCTCCTGAAAGCACTTACAGAGTTGGGCAAGTGAGTCCTGCACAAGACAAACCTTTGCAAGTGTATGGTGTATTGAATGGCCAAACTGGATTGCACATTGGAGAAAGCTGGGATGAAAGTGGACAACCACAATACACTTTCAAACAGTTGGGGCCAAGAGTGTTGCTGCCTTCCACAGAATGGACAGTTAACAACCGAGGTATTCAACAAATAATTGATCACGAAGGATTGGGCGGTAACTTGATTGGCAAACCCTTTGACGACGCTTGTAAAAGTGGTCAGAAACTCATAGGCTATGGCCACTTGCTTACAAGTCAAGAACTACAAAACAATACTGTGACTTTGAACGCCACAGATGATTCAGGAACACAAATCAGCACCACATTGAACGTTAGTGAAGGCATCAGTGAAAGCAATATGAAAACATTGCTGAAAACTGACATCAAAAAAGTTGAAGGCAAAATTCACAGCAGCATTGGAAGCAACTTACTAACACAAGATCAGTTCAATAGCCTTGCTGACTTCATTTACAACGTTGGCTTGGACAATTTTGACAAAAGCGGTATAGCAGGCCTTATAGGTGGCGGAAATTACAACAAAGTGCCAAACGAGATGATACGTTGGATTTTGGCGTGCAACAACGAAGAAAAGTTTGAACTCAAGACTCGCCGACTCAACAATGCATTTTTGTTCAGTGGCCAAGCTCGTCCAGACGCTGATTTCAGTGCCACAGCCAGTGGCGCAGGCAAAAGTTTTGATCCCAATCAAGCCAAGAAAGCTTGGTGCTATTTGATCAGAAAAGGATATCAGCCCGAGCATGTGGCTGGTTTGTTGGGCAATTTCACTATTGAAAGTGCATTGAATCCTCGAGTAGATAGTAATCCCACTTTCAAAGGTTTGGCTCAATGGAATTCAGACAGGTTTAAAAACATGCCGCAAGCAATTGGTTTGAGTTGGCCGCAACTGAAAACGCTGTCAAATGAAACAGCTTTGGAAAAAAGCTTGGATTTTGTGGATTGGGAATTCAAGAACACTCATCGTTCAGCCTATTCAAAAATGCTTGCAACAAATAGTCCAGAATCAGCCGCTAGAGCAGTGAATGAATATTATGAAATCAGTTCATCAGGACTGCTGGGGCGTCAAGGCACTATCACACCAGAAGCACAAAGCCGATTCAACACTGCCAAAACCATTTATGATCAGTTGAATGGAACCCAGTGCGGCTAAGTTTGTTGCACTGAGATACCAGGCGGAATCAAGTTACTCACAGCACTTCCCAAGCCCAAAATAGGGCTGAATGCCAACCCAATAAATGTGCAAAATGTGAAGGGAATATATTTCAACAACTCTTTCAACAGAGGAACAAATTTCAAAATAGCTTGAAAAAACCCCCTTACCAGCTTCATCCACAGTTCCAATATCAGCGTGGGAATTTGTTCAAACAATTCTTTAACAGCTTGCATTATGCTGTTGAATCTGGTTTCCTTGCTCACAAGATTCTTTTCTTGAGGATTATCAGAGATTTTCAAAAGTTGTTTGACTTTTGTGGGAAAAGGCCAAGCTATGAATTTCAACAAAGGACCAAATGTTTTGTCCAGGAAGTTTTTGATATCAAACTCCAGGAAAAAGTCAATCATTTTTTGCATTTTTTCATTGGCACTGATGGCTAGGTCTTTTATGGGTTGCCAAACGCTATTGAAAATTTCTTCGAAGTTCAAGGACACCAAATTGGGAATATCAGGCAAACGAAGTGCTTGCCAAATTTTCCTTATGGGTTCAGTCAAGGCGCGCAACAACCGGAAACCTCTTTGAATTACGCTCAATAATCCTTTGTGAAACTCACTCCAAACTCTGCTGATGATGCTTTGTTTCTGCATCTCTTCGCTTTTCAAACCCAGTGTGCCATCAAAAGTGTCTTTCCACGGGCTGCCCAAGGCTCGGGCAATTTGATCTTTCCGTGCACCAATAGCAGCTCTGATCTTGGCTCTGCCTTCAGCACTCAACAAATCCCTTACAGTGAGATTGGGCAAAAATGGCAAAGGGATGTTCAAAAAGTTGAGATTGGGAATAATTTTTCCCAAAATGTCCAATATTTTCAGTTCCAGATACAGTTTGAAGTCATTGAACAATGCACGGAGTCGCACACCCATTTCCTGCTCTGGTACTTTGAGTTTGGGTCCATACACAGGATTGTCAACACTGCCCAAGGATGTACCAAATGTTTTGTCAAACAGTTTCAGTAAATTGTCAATGGCGTCAGAAATTTGTTTGGCAGTGGCAGTGACCTTGCATTGTGCTATTTGTGCCAGTTGACCAGGCAAGCTGCCCAATCCCCTACCAAATTCGTCCAAGTTGCTGAAGTTGGGCAACACACTGTCTGTGCATTCAAATCGGGGGAATTTAACAACAGGCGTCACGCCTTCACACGGGTCTATTGGAGGGGTCATAAAACTATTTAAATTGACAAGAGGAGGGAGATAAAATTAAAAAACGGTATGAATTTCAACACATGGCTAGTAACCAGCACAATCAATACCAAATTCTCTGTTTGGTCACCAAAACAACGACTGGATCAAACAGTCAACACCCTTAAAAGCATCAAGGACAAGGACCCTACCTCCAAAATAATTTTTGTAGATAACAGTATTGATCCCTTGGACACTACCCAACGCAATCAGTTACAACCTTTTGTAACCCTCTTTCATCAATGCAAACATAATGTATTTTCAATTGTGTGTAATACAACTGATTTCAACAAAGGAGCAGGCGAAATTTTGATGACTGAAGTGGGTCTTGATCTTGCACAAACAAACAATCTCATGGGTAAACGACTGTTCAAAATGTGCGGCCGGTATATCTTATCTTATAAATTTGATGTAAGTGTGTATGAGACTCCTCTTTGGCACGAAAAATATGTTTATAAAAACACTTATTGGGAGTATGAAAGCCAAAATGAAAAAACAGTGAAACAATTTCTTGAAACCAAATTATGGAGCATGTGCAACACTCTTGTTCCTGAATACAAATCATTGTTGCCTGCAATTTTGGAATATATGCTCCGCAACAAGGAAAATATTGAAGTGGCCACAAATGCCCTGTTGCCAATGGAAAAAAGGGCTATTGTGGATTCATTACATGTGTATGGCTGGTATGCCACGGGGCTATATGTTGAGGCCTAAGCTAGAAGTCACAAATTTTTTTCACCTGGTTCAGATAAAAATACTTGCATAGCCAAGTTTGAACATAACTGTGTTCCTTGCAGGTCAAAAACTCACAAGGTTGACTGGGCCCCCAATCCCTAGGAACACAAGTGTTAGGCAATCTCTGATACATCTCAGTGGGATTTTCACTGTTGGGCCAACCAACCCATTTTTCATGAAAGTAGCTGACCCCTGGATATTGCCCAGTGGGTGCCCAACTGCTGGGCGCCCAATGGTGCTCCGCCTCCTGGGTGATGTAGCATGCCAGATTTGACCCCACTAAGCGCAAGACAAAGTCATCGTCCTCAAAGCCACCTGGAAACTTTTCATCCAAGCAGCCAATCCTACGAAACAGTTCCTTTTTGAAGCCAAAGAACCGGAAATCATACAGGGCAACAAAAGCATACCCCTTATCCAGCTTTTGAAGCATTAATTCAATATTTTGATCTGTAGGCGCAACTTTGTTACAAAGCACTATAGTGGTCTCTGTGGGGCTTTGGTGCACACAGTCATTCACAAGCCGGGAAAAGCTGGGATAATTGGCTCCGTTGAACCAGTGCACTGTATTGTGCTTCAGCTTGCTGAGGGCAAGCTCCATGTCGCTTTCTCGATGAGAAATCAACCAAATGCTATAACTGGAATTCATACCCAAAATTATTACAAAACCAGGAGGCTGTCAATATGCCCGTCAATCACCCCACACTAAGGAAAACAAAGCTGCGTCCTCCTCACGCTCAAAAATCAGCTGGAATCTAGAGGGCTCTTGGCGGCTGCTCCACCGGACCCAGTATAGCCCGCCAGGAGTGGATTTCAACCAACACCAACGACGTTCTCCCAGTATGTCTAGCAAGCTGGGGCGAGCAACAGGGTTGTGGGCCAAGATTCTGATCACGTGCCATGTAGTGTAGTCCACTCCCCAGGAGGGGTTAACCCGCTGCACGCAGGTCTACCGTGTTCACTACAGCCCCACCATCCAGCCCTGCATCCAGCACTTGCCCCTTGCTGAACAGCATGTCTGCCATCAGCTCCTCGATGGTGTTTTCCGCCACCAGGTTGTAAATCGTGACCTGATCTGCATCCTGGCCGATCCGGTGCACTCGGTCGGCCGCCTGATGCAGCTCTCCTGGGCTCCACGGGGTCTGCACAAACGCCACAGCACGTGCCGCCGTAAGGGTAAGCCCAAAACCACCAGCTGTGATGCCCACCAGGATCACCCGAGTGTTGGGGTCCTTCTGAAACCTCTCCACAGCCTCAACACGCTCCTCGTTGCTGACGCCACCAAAGATCACACCAACCTTTCCGCCCCACTCCTGGTCCGCTTCCAGCGCACCCCGGATGTGGTCAATAACCGCCCGGTTGTGTGCGAACACCACCAGCTTCTCACCGTTCTCCGTGTAGTCTCGAATCCACTCCACCGTGCTGGCGAGCTTGCTCAGTGCAGCCACCTCACGCAGCTTCTGGATGGCAACAATGCGCTCATCGCTCTTGGGAGCGTTGGCGCCCATCTGGATCATAGCCTCAAGCCCGCCCTTCCAGTCCAGCCCCTGGAACGCCCGCTCCACACGGTCGTACTCCGCACGCTCAAACTCTAGTGGGATCACCCGATACACCTTGGGCGGCAGCTCCTTCAGCACGTCCTGCTTGAGGCGGCGCAGCATGAGGTGCTGGGTCAGGAGCTGGTGCAGCTCGCTCATGTTCGAGCTACCAGAGAAGTTCCAACCATGTCCGTTGTTCACCGGATTGCAGAAGCGCCACGCAAACTTGGTCCAAGTGCTGAACTGGGGCACATAGCTGGCCAAGCTCCGCACCGTAGTCCACAGCTCTGCGGGACGGTTCACCATCGGCGTGCCGCTCATCAGCACCACACGAGGCACGGGCTTGCCAACCTTCCTAGTGACTCGCTTGCCGCCCGGCAGCTTCTCCTCCACCTCACCAGTGGCCAACCTCAGGAACGCCTGAGTGCGGCGTGCATCGGGATTCTTGATCTTGTGGCTCTCGTCCAGCACCAGGAGCTTGAGCCCCAGCTCCTCCATTGCCTCAACGTTGGCAGAGAGAATGTCGTAGTTCACAAGGTAGATGTCGCAGCCCGGAGTGGGCGTCTTGCTGTAGATGACGTTGGGATGACGCTGCGCCCTAAGCGCCGTCTGCCTCTTGCCGTAGCTGTGGCCCACCACGTTCACACGATACTGGGAACCAGTCATTGCGATGATCTCGTTCCGCCAGTTCAGCTTAAGGGTGTTTGGCAGTGTGACACACATCGGGAACAGCTGGTTCTTGTGGGCATAGGCCGTAATCTGAACCGTCTTTCCTGTCCCTTGCTCGTCAGCCAGCAGGCCCGTTCCCAGCTGGCTCTCCAACCACGCAACACCCTCCGCCTGATACGGCTTAAGCGTGAAGTTGAACCCAGGCAGCCAAGTCTCCCGAGGAATGGCGTCAAACAGCTGGCTTACCCTAGGATCAATCTTGAGGTTGTGCTTCACGCTCAAGCGGGTCAGCTTGCGAGCCATCTCAACAGTAGCGGGCACAGTCAGCACATCAGCTCTCCTACCTACCAACGCAATTTAGCAGGTTTGATAGGATGGTCAAGCCCTAAATCTACAGATGCACATGATGTGTGAACAAAATCTGCTCTCGCTGATGTGGGTTGAGGTAGAGTTGGGCAAAGTAAGTGGCCTTGTGCCCACGTTGCGTCATCATCTCCACCAGTCGCCTGCTCTCGTGCTCAGAAAGCTTATCAGCCAGCACAGTGCATACTCCGTTGTCATCCTGACGGATAACCATATACAGGCTCATGACTTCAGCGTCTCCTCAACTGATCGCAGCTCTTCGAAGTCCACCTTTTCGCTGTAGTAGCCATTGCTCTCACCCAGCCACCGGAGAGTGACAGAGCCCTTGATGGTGGCCAACTCATAAAAGGTCACCGTCTCGTGCCCCCAATCGCTGTTGCCTTCCAGTTGGCGTTCTTCAGCCACAAGGATTGGAGAGCTAACAAGATCATCAAGGTCACCGATAATCTCCTCGATGCGCACATGCTCACAGCAGTCCTGCCAGTGATACATACGCCACCGCCGACCGCACTCGCTGTGGAAAATCAGTTGGTCTGGTTCGCGCTCCATCTCGATATGCAGCAGGGTGATGCCCTTAAGATCTTCAACACTCATGCTCTACCTTTCCATTACCAGTAAGAAGTGAGTCATATCATCAATAGACTGAAACCAAATTCTCACGTCCACACGTTCTGAGTTGGTACACACCGAAGTGTAAGTCCAGCGAGTGCGCCACCAATCATCTGCACCGGGAGTTCCAAAAAGCCTCAGTCCTAATGCAGCATTCTTCCGCCAGGTGGCTAAGGGCAAGTCAAACAGCTCCACCATATGTGGCCACCTATCAGGATCCTCATTCCAACACTGAATATTGGTCAATGCACCGTCTCTGGAAACAGATCATCGTCCTCATCCTGCATCAACAGGTGTAGCTGGTAGAGGTCGCTGAACTCTGGCCAAATGCTGGTGCAACGCTGGCAGATCTTGTCAGCCCAAGGATTCCCCTCCACGGCTTCGCAAGTCAGCACCGGCGTCTCACACCGGCCACACCAGCGACGGTTATCATCAAACCATACACCGTGTGGAGTAGGCATATCGGCAAATGCCTCAGCCAACAGGTCTCGATCCAACCAATCAGTGGTTAGAGTTGAGCTCATCTTCGATCTCCTTGAGAATGGCAGCATTGTCTACAGACACGATCAGCGTGTCGCCTGCAAGTGTCACATGCTGCCCGTCATTGAGCAACAGATGCATCCGGCTCTCTTCCGTCTTGGCTCGCACACGCTCCAAATACGTGGTGAAACGTGCCTCAACCTCAAACCCAAACCTCTCAGCCACATCCATGATCTGAAAGATGCTTGCCTCGTTCACAGGCACCAGCCAAACCTTACGAGTGGGTTCCCACTGTGCCCGATAACGATCACCCTTGTGCTCGCCCCGGATCTGCTTCAGATCAGCAACCACTTCCGGGCTGTAGGGAAACTCAAACACCGCAGTTTTGTCTTGGCTTGTGAGCCTACGGGAGGGCTTGCTGCACCCGCCCGCAACCTGGACAGGAGCGTTGGGATCCAGCGGTGCCAGCTTGAACACTGGCTGTTCCAGGAACGTCTTCACAAAGTCCGTCCCGCCAATTTGGCGCCGGTATTTGTTCACAAGCTTGAGTGCAGCCTGTGCCTGCTTCAGCGTGAAGGGCCTACCCTGCTGAGCACGATTGGCCAAGCTGTGACCAAACTCCGTATCAGCACCGCTGAAGCCCTGCTGATCATGCTGCCTAGCACCGTCGCACACACCTGCCAGCGAGCAGATCATGCCTTCCACCGTGTGGGGCGCTGCGGGATCGACCTTCCAGTTGCTCATTTGGGCTCTCCGTCTCTACCCCGCCAATATAGCGGATTTAGCAGGAGTGTCAACCTATATTTTGTGGTTTGTTTTCACGAGTGTTGGCAGTTTTTCACGTGGGAAATCCAACGTTGCAGCTCGGCTGAGGTCATTTTGCCCAGGTTCAATGGCAGTGATTGCGCAGACACAAGAGAGGCATCTGCAGGCCTGGCAGTTTCTGTAATCAGCTTGCGGAGTTGTTCACGATCCATCATGTGATATTTACCTTACCCGAGATATAGCGGATTTTTGCGGGAGTGTCACCCAGTTATTGGTAGCCCATTATCCAAAGGCTGTAGACGCAGGCCGCACCGTAGATATAGAGCCCCACACGCTTCCAGCTCCACTTTCCAATGGTGGTGAACAAAGTGTAACAAGTGTAGAGGCCAGCACCCAAAAGAACCAATTCGGGCAGGAAAAAACTCAACTCGATCAACTGGTTCATTTAAGGTTCTCCGGATAGCTTTCCCACAACCACTCCTCCAACTTTTCCTTGCTGTGTTCAGGCAGCTCGCGTAGCTGTCGCACCTCATTCATCAGCTTCAGGATCCGCTCTGAGGCCACCTTGTCCAATGCGCCAAACCGCATGAGGAAACTGGATGGCACAGTGGCTCCCCTATGCTGCTCGTGCCAGCGTTGCACCCACCGGTCCCGAAAACGGAGCCGGGCAAAGATTTCAAGGTCACTTTTTTCCCTCAGCTTCTCTACAATCTCTTCATAGCTGAGATCGCGTGCTGTGGGCTTGCTTTCCTTAAACCAACTTTTGATGCCACTAAACATAGATGCTTCTCCAGGTTCACCTCCTACTATATGGGATTCTTACCTAAGGTCAACCTAAAACTTCCAGGGCACACTGTTGCTGAAAAGATGAAGGAAGATGGCTTGGCGCACATACAGCCCATACCGCATCTGCTTGAAATACACAGCCCTGGGATCACTGTCCAAACTGCTTGGCAGCTCATCAACACGCGGTAATGGGTGCATGATGATGGAGGTGCCCCGAGCTTTAATCATATGCTCGGGTGTGAGCTGATACTTGCCTAGAGTGTTTTGTAGGTTGGGTGCAATCCGTTCCTTCTGCACCCTTGTGACATAGATCACATCCACTTGGCTCACGCACTCATCAAGGCTGGTGTAGACCTTGTCAGTTTTGTGGGTGAGCTCGGCAGGCATTTCCAATCCCGGAGGGCTTACCATATGCAGTCGCACATCGTAGAGGCGAAGCAGCCGGCTGAGGCTGTGCACCGTGCGTCCATGACGCAAGTCTCCCATGAGGCATACATCAATCTTTCTGGATAGCCCCACATGACGCTGGATGGTGTAGAGGTCTAAAAGAGCTTGGGTGGGGTGTTCGCCTACACCATCACCTGCATTGATGATGGGCACTGGGCTCACAGCAGCAGCCCATTGAGCAGCACCCTTTTCTGGATGGCGAAGCACGATGCAGTCAGAGTAGCTGGCCAAAGTTCGAATTGTGTCCTCAAGGTTCTCGCCCTTGCTTACTGAGCTGAAGCTGACATCGTTGATGGGGATAACTGAGCCGCCCAATCTCACCATAGCCGAGTAAAAGCTGCTGCTGGTGCGTGTGCTGGGCTCGTAGAAGAGATTTGTGCTGACCTTACCTTGTGCAGCCGGTTGGCACAAGCCGATCTCGATGTTTCTTACAGTTTTGAAGAGGGATTGGATGCTGGGCACATCAAATTGGCTAATGCTCAGCAGATGTGGAACGGGAGTCATCTGGGTTCTTTCTTTCAATTGGGCCCACACAAAAGCTGAACCAGCTGGGCGCCCGGGGCAATGTGTTTTCGCTTGTGCTTTGACGTTTGTACAGGCGTGCCTCAGCTTCTGTGGAGAACAGTTGGCGGCGGATCAGGGTGCGGCCAACTCCACGGCTGCTTTCCCAAATTTCCAACTCCCATTGGTTACTCAAAAATGATGGGCTCCGTGCCTGTAGTGATCTCGCCAATCACTTGTGCATCCTCTCCCATTTGGCTGAGGATTGAGATGGTGTTGTGTGGATCATTGGTGACGATGCACATGCCCACACCCATGTTGAACACCTGGCGCATCTCGTCTGGGGCGATGGTTCCTAACTTTTGCAGGTAGGTGAAAACTGGTGGTGGTGGCATGAGGTTGGTGATGCGTGCTGTGAAACCTGCAGGCAACACCCTAGGCAAGTTTCCTAGTAAGCCACCACCTGTGATGTGAGCTGCTGCTCGGCACAAACGCAACTGGTGAAGTGCCAAAATTGGTTTGACATACAACCTGGTGGGTGTCATCAAACTCTCTCCCAGGGTTTTGTCTGAGTCCCAAGGTGAGGACTGCATAAGGTCCAGCTGGTGGTCCTGGATAAGCTTCCGAACCAAACTGAAGCCATTGCTGTGGATGCCTGAACTGGCTATGCCCACGATGCTGTCGCCAGCAGCCACGTTCTGAGGCAAGAGTGTGTCACGTTCAACAGCCCCAACAGAGAACCCAGCTACGTCAAAATCCTTTGGTTGATACACCCCTGGCATTTCAGCAGTTTCGCCGCCCACTAGGGCGCAGTCCACAGCACTGCAAGCCTCTGCTACGCCCTGTAGCAGTGTGGTGTAAAGCTCCACGTCCAACTGTCCAACACTGAGATAGTCCAGGAACCAAAGTGGCGTAGCGCCCATGCACACCAAATCGTTCACACACATGGCCACAAGGTCCTGTCCCAGTGTGTATAAGGATCCTGGCACTTGTTTAGCCAATTCTAGCTTTGTACCTACCCCATCTGTGGTACTTACAAATAGCGGGTCACGCATGCCTGTTTGCTTGGGATCAAAAACAGCCCCAAATCCGCCCAAACTCCCTATTACTCCTGGACGTGTGGTGCGTTGTGCTAGTGGCTTGATGCGTTCTACAAACTCATTCCCATTGCTGATGCTTACTCCAGCCTCTTGGTAGCTGCTCACACCACCACCCAAAAAGCTGCGATAATGAGGCACCAAAGCACTGCCCCAAATGCAATCCCATTCATGATGCCTTGAGCTGGGCCCAAGTCATTATATCTATATCGTGTTTTCATTATGCAATTGTGTGGTTGCATCCTTGTGTTGTCAAATCCCAAAGGTCAAGCTGCATTAGCCATGGGCACATAAGCCAAAATTTTCACTTCTGCTTCTCTTGCAGCTTGTGCTCTGTGGTTGCCGTCTATTATGCTGCCATTGGGCCCAAGGATGATGGGCTCCACTTGCTCGCCACGTTCCAACCGGGCACTGTACCAGCGCACGCGATCCTCATCTATGTCTATGGTTCGCTCAAAAGGATCATCAGGGATCGTGTTGTCCATTTGGCTGTGCAGTTGGTTTGGATCCACCATGTGAATGCCCCAGTTTTGGGTGGCCATCCACTTAAGCATCGTGGGGTTCCTGGGATCCTCATGATGATGGTGGCGGAACAACGTCAGCATCTCTTCCCCGGTGATGCTTTCGCGTATTATGGTGGCGCGTGCGGTAAAGTCTCGAGCTCTCATGATGTTTTCCTCTATGTGCTGATATTTAGAGGGTGTTGTTCTTAAATATGACTATGGAAAGCTCAAACAACAACCGTGACTTTGTGGAAAGTTGGCTCATGGAGATGCCAGAAGGCCTTGGTGAAGTTGGGGGGTTATGGGAACGACTGGACAGAACAATTGAGCACTACCGTATGGTTGGTTGGAAGCCAGAAAAGGTGAAACCAGGCTTATACAAAATAATCGATGGCCAAACAAGACTATATTGGTATGGCACTCCCACAAGAGTTGATTTAGCTATCTGGTTGCAACGCAAACCACAGAGCTTGGTGGTGCATATGAGTGGGAAAAATCCCGAATTGCGGGGCAAAGCACCTTATGCCAGTGACCTCTATGCAGCAGTGTTGGATGATAATGATGCGTCAGTTTTGTTGAGCGACACTCAGTTAAGTACCCAAGGCTTGCGGCTGTGGAAGCGAATGACTGAGATGGGCTATGCGGTCACTGTGTATGATGAATACAACCCAGGCAGGACCAGAAAAACCTTCACCAAGCCTCAGCAGCTGATGCGTTATTTTCAAGATGAAGACCAAGAGTTTGGGAGATACCGATATGTGCTAAGCAAGCCCGGCCAGAACCTTGAAGAGTGCATCAGCTTTTTCAATCTCCGCCGCTATAGAGAACTGGCAGGATTGGATTCAATAGGCTAGCCACAAATGGCGAAAGCTGGGTTTACGGGTTCATCACCCCACCAGCTTTCCGTCCTCACTCAAACCGGGTTTACAGGTTCATCACCCTACCGGTTCCCTATTTTGGAGCTTACTCTCCCGCAAGCTCGCGCTCCACATCTACCCCGAACTCCTGGTCCACCGCCTCCATCAGCTGGTTGACCCCGGCCTGCTTGGCAGCCTCGCGAGCAGCACGCTCCGCAGCCCGCTTCTCCCGCTTCCGGGCAGCGTCCCGGGCCCGCTTGGCAGCCAGCTTGTCCACAGGAGCAGCCTGCCTCTCAGCAGCTTCCTGGGCAGCACGCTCAGCAGCCAGGATAGTCTCAATCTTCTTCCTGAGGTTCTTGGCCGGCACCACAGCATCAACGCCCTGGTTGCGCATCCACGCAACAGCGTCAGCCTTGGTCATGGGCTGAGGCAGCGTCTTGAACTGCACATCAGTATGCCCTTCACGTGCCAGCACAGTTTCACGGTGCTTGATGCTGCCGTTGCTAACCCGGAAAGTCAGCACACCCTGGAAGCGGCTGATACCAATGATGTTGAAGAGCTTGGTGTTCATTGTGTAGCATCCTCTGTTTCGTTGCCTACAACCGCATAATAGCATCACCATCTCAGCTGTCTACCGGTTTTTTCCAGAAAAGATGGATTTTTTCCCTAAAAAATCCATCCAGGCGGAAACGTAGTTTGGTTTGGAGGAAGATTCCACTGGCGCAAAACAGCATCCAGCTTCATACCAGCATAAGGACCCAAGAGTCCCAACGCTTGTGGCGTTTTGGTGAAAATAGCATCAAATTCCACAATATGCCCATCCCAGTGATCTACATGTGCAAGGCTTTTACACATGAACCCAAACTTATGTAACAGTTCCACGATATCATGTAGTAGTTTTTGTTTTTCGTATATGGGGTGCAAGTGTGCCCCAAGCTCAATAGCCACAACATTGTGTAATAGCTCTTCAAAACCCTGCAACACTTGGTATTCATATCCTTGAACATCAATTTTCAAAACATCTGGCAACGGCACCTTGCCTTGATTATATAAGGTTTTGTATCGTGTTACAGACACTTGCTCTATGTCAGTTATTTCAAAAGCTGGTTTTATACTGAAACTATTCAAGAATGGAAAATTGGGCTTTAACAGACTACAGCATCCTTGGCTTTTGGTAATATACAGCACACCAGTGTGTTCTGCGACGCCCAAGGCTTCTATCATAATTTGGCAGTTGGCTTGCGTAGGAACACTTGCTGGATTTGGCTCAAACAAAATTTTATGTACTTTTGGGTATAGACTGAAATCATATTTCAATCCACCTAATCCACCGACATCAACATAGACAAGATATTCAGGAGGCAATACTTGCATTTTCAAACTCCAGTTTTTTTGAAAAAATCAGGTAAGATTTTCAAAGGTTGTGCAATATCAATTCTCCCATCATTTGTAGGCATGTTCTTGCAGTGGTGTATTTCTTGTGAAAAATCCCACTGGTGCAATATAGGTTTGTCAAAAAAGCTTTGGTAGTTTGTGTGAAACAAGTCCTTAATAGAGTATCTCCAGTGAGCGTCTAGGCCTTGCGCCACTTCTTCTGGAACAAACTGTAGTTGTTGACTCAGTAACAGTTTGTGACAAGCATACTCAAAATCAACCAGTTTTAGGTGGCAATTGTATAATTGCGGATGCGGACTAGGTGCTTGCTGAGTCAGGTGTAAATGGTGTGCCCAATTCCAAGGAACTTTTGTGATTTGACTCTTACAGTAGGTTGTGGAGAATCTGCCATATTGTCGTTGAGAAAAAATTGGCTTGCTCCAGTCTATTGAAGATTCTTGATTGATGTGGTGCACAATTTCCAATCCCACAGTGGTGTAAACCTGTTGATCGTTCTGCTCAAAAAAGTCATGTAACCCGTTATAAGTGTCGCGGCAAGGAACCATTATCTCATCAACATCGGTAAAAATCACAATGTCATATCCCAAGCTGAACAACAATGACTGCATGCCATTGGCCAAAATAAAGGGCCGGAAGGCACTAAATGTTTCAGGTCGGGGAACCCGCAACGCATTGGCAAAAATGTTTTGAACAGGAACGTCACTGCCATCATCAATCACATATAAATTTTCCGCTCCCAGTTCTTGGCCATAATAACGCAACCAGATGGGCAAGAATTTGTCTTCATTATAAGAGCATGTAATTGCTGCAATTTTCATAAGTGTCCTTTTTGATTTATCAAGGCTTGTTGAAAGTAAGAAATGGTTTTTTGCAATCCTTGCGTTAGTGGAACCTTGGGTTCCCATCCCAAAGTTTGAACAGCCCTTGTGATGTTAGCTCTGCGCTGCTGTGGATCATCCACAGGCAACGGCAAACTTTCCATAATACTGGATGAATTGGTTAAGTGCAAGATCTGTTCTGCAAGACTTCTCACTGTGGTTTCTGTGGGATTGCCAAGATTCACAGGCTGCGGACCCACAACTGATGAACTCATAAGGGCCAATATACCATCCACTAAGTCATCCACATAACAAAAACTACGAGTTTGATTTCCTGTGCCATAAATGCTTAAGTGTTGGCCTTGCAGGGCTTGAACAATGAAATTGCTTACCACTCTACCATCATCAACTCCCATTCTCGGCCCATAGGTGTTGAATATCCTCGCTATTCTGATATCAACGTTGTGTTGACGATAGTAATCCATGAACAATGTTTCAGCAGCTCGTTTGCCTTCATCATAGCAGGCACGTGGACCCACCGGGTTGACATTTCCCCAGTAGGATTCGTGTTGGGGATGAACCAAAGGATCTCCATAAATTTCACTTGTGCTGGCTTGTAAAATTCTGGCTTTGGTTCTTTTGGCCAAGCCCAGTAAATTGTAGGCACCCAGCACGCTGGTTTTTATTGTTTGAATTGGATCGCTTTGATAACTTTTGGGACTGGCAGGACAGGCCAGATTGTAGATTTCATCAACTTCCACATACAAAGGAAAACACACATCTTGGCGTATGATCTCAAAGTTTGGATGGCTCAATAAATGTTGAATGTTTGATTTTGAGCCAGTAAAATAATTATCTACGCAAAGCACATGATGCCCTTGAGCTACCAGTCGGTCGCATAAATGACTACCTAAAAACCCTGCCCCACCTGTCACAAGTATTTTTTTCATTATTAAATCTCCTGCTGGAATTATAACGGGAGATTTTCACAATACCTAAAATCAATCCAGGGTGGGTTTCCAAACAGGACGCAAGTCAGCGCCATCCGGAATAGTGTAGCTTTGGCTCAAGATGTGGATTATACCCAACACCTTCCTGCTGTCTTTTTTGATACGCTGTCGATGTGCCACATTGACTCGGCATCTTTCGGGATCGTTCTCAAAAAAGATCCACTGCACAGGGGCGTCATAATCTTCTCGCATTCTCTGTTCCACCAACAGTCTGGTGCTGGCTCGGCAGAAATGTGGGTCGGTGATGATGAGATGTTCAAGAGTTTCCGCAGTTTGACGGCTGGGCAACTGACTCTGTTCCTCGATGTCATCAATCCACCACACATAATTCCATCTTGGCTCTGGATAACTGAGCCAAAGCTGCTCAGCCAGGTAGCTTTTGCCGCTGCCAGGTAGTCCAGCAATGCAGGTGATCAGCACTTCCATACCTCTCGGCACAGCCACTCATAAAGATCCTTGAACATCACCACCTTCTTGCCGTGTTCGGTATAGTTACCATAATATTCGTAGTGGCTGTAGGTGTCTCGGTAGGGCACTTCAGCCAACAGCTTACGATACTGACGTGCCGCGAGATCTGGGCACGCCTCATCAAGGAACTGATCCAGGAGGTCAAGGGTTGGTTCTGGCTCTGCGCCAACTGGGTAGTCAGCACTGTCACCCCAGCAGTTGCCACCGCACATGCCGCCAGTGATCCATGTGACTTCGTAGTAACCTTCAGTGCCATGTGGCCACCAAATGTGGTCTTCACCACGCCAATGGTTCATGCTGCTGAACACCAGCCGAATGTAGCCGTCGAACTCTTCACGGGTCATAGTTTGTCTCCCTGGTTCAAGAAAGCTTGAGCAACTTGTGCCAGCGCCCTTGGATAGATACGGTGTTCCTGCTCCAGCACACGTTGTGCCAGCGTGTGCTCAGTGTCTCCGGCTAGAATGGGCACTCGAGCTTGGGTGATGGGTTCACCAGCGTCCAGCTCTGGGATAACCCAATGTACGGTGCAACCGTGCTCGCTATCACCAGCCTCCAGTGCTCGCCTATGTGTGTCAAGCCCAGGATAGAGAGGCAGCAGGCTGGGATGGATGTTGATGATCCTACCCTCCCATTGGCTGACGAATTCGGCGCTGAGCACACGCATATAGCCCGCCAGTGCAATCAGCTCTATGCCTGCACCTACAAGAGCTGCGTGAAACCCCGCCTCAAGCTCACTGCGACGTTTGTGAGCTGAGGCTACCGTGGGAATGCCACAAGCCTCTGCCACACGCAATCCTTCTGCCTCTGGATTGTTGCTGAGCACCAGCACGATCTCGGCCGGGTAGGTGGGATCGGCTCGGGCAACATCCAGCAGTCTCGTCATGTTGCTGCCCCTCCCGCTGATGAACACAGCGGTTCGAATTCGGCGTGTCAAAGCGTGCTCCTATACCACACAGATGAATTCGCCGCCTGCCAAGCTTACGGCGCTGTAGACTGATGCGCCTGTAGGATATCGCTCTGCGTAGGCATCTCGCATTACCAACACCTGCCTACTCACCTCACGCTGAGCTCCCCAATGGGTTCGAGCCATAATTGAGAACTCGCTTGTTCCCAACTCTTTCTGCTCTGCATCTCGGAAGCTGAGCTTCACCAACCACATTCGCTTTTTAAACATGCTTGCCAATCTTCTCAAAAATGTAGGGCTTGTTCCACTTGCCAATCTGTATTGAAACCCACCACCCCACATCCCAATAATCCGACTGGATGTCGCTGCGATCCCAGTTGCCCTGGTTCATCGCAGCCAGGATCTCCTTGAGGCACTGCCGAGCACGACCGGAAAAGTGAGTGTGGATGTGATACACATTCACATCAATGTGATCAGGAACCTTGCTCACCTGGTGCGCAGTGGGATCGTTGTTGTAGTTGGTGGGAAAGGTATCAGCCCAATTTTGGCAGAAATTGATCTTCCCGGACTTGATAGTGAGGGTCAGGGTGCTGCGGTTGCGCACACTCAGTGTGCCCTTGACGCCATACTTGGCGAGCACACGCTTCACCAGCGGGGCAAACTTCTGCTTGCGTTCCGGGGTCATGTAAGCCATTTGGGCTGCTCCTCGTTGCGTAGGCTCAGTATAGCAGGTTATTGGAGTTCGTCAACCACAAAACTTCACTGAGTTTCCTTTTCATACTCCACAGGAATGCAGGTGATGAGCTTGATGTCGATGCCGGTTGGTCCAGAACCACTTCTACCACTTCTAGAGGCATTTTCCATGAGGATTCGATCTCGAGCAGCTTGACAGCTTTTTTCAGTGGCAAATCCTGGCACAGTGGCCACAGTCATGGCTCTAGATGAGGCATTTGGTTCGGCCCAGATGATCAGCGTCCAGAGGGTTATTGTGCTCAAAATCATGTGCTTTCCTTACGGTTCAAAAGAGTGTGCACATACGCTGCCATCACACCTGACACTTGAAAACTGCTGCCCTGATGGCTGAAGGACGCCCATTCACGATCTGTCCATCCGATCAACTCACAGTTGGGTGGAGCAACACGAGTCCACCAGTCATGATCGGCACGAGCCCTGGCGAGATCATTGGGATTGTTGATGTCAATGTCAGGGCGCGGCATGGTTTACTCCCACTGCCCTCATGCTGCGCTCGCGTGAGTCAACCCACATCAGGGCCAGTGTTGCGGACTTGAACACATGCCTATCCTTACGTTTGTTACTACCTGTTAGCACAGCAATAGTGCCCCGGAGGTAGTTGATGTCAATGCCATAGCCCATGCGCTTGCAGGCCATGATCAGCTCATCTTCAATCAGTTCAGTGTGCATTAGGCGCTCCAATACGATTCGCTGGCCACGGAGCAGTGCCAGGGCGTATCGGCCGGTTCAAGACACACAGCACCAGTCATGAGATTGGTCACTTCCCGCATGGGAACCTGCGCACGGTAAGCGTCCAGCGCCATGACCTTGAGGTCCGAGGCAGCATACCCTGTAGTGCGGATGTATCGCGTGCGGGCCGCTTCAGCAGCGGCTACAGTGAGGTATGATTCTCGACCGGTGCGAGGATGACGTACACGAGTCTTGTTCTGCACGTTCACAACAACAAAGCTCATTTCACACACTCCTTTGTCTGCTGCGAGCATTATAGCACTGCAATCCAAGCTGTCAAACAGAAAAATAAGCTAATAGCTAGGAATATCTGCCAAAACGCTTTCTGTAAGGGCCAGCAATTCATTCACTGTGAGTTCGTTATAGTCGCCTGCGAGATCTGCCAATTCCAGGAAGATGTTCAATTCTTCTGGATCTTGGTTAGCTACAAAATTAGTTAGTATTTCTCTATCTACGGAATTGGCAGCCATTTGATAGAGAAATTGCTTGACTTGTTGTTTGAGGCTACTGAGAGAGTTACTAACGTCCCAATCCGAGCTCTCAAGATCTCTTTTGAGCGAGCTGGGTGAGACTTTAGTTATTGTATGAGGCTGCTTCTGCAAGCTTTCTGGACTTGGATCAGAGCTCAGGTTAATTTTCTTGAGATACTTTCCAAGTGCCTTGATTTTGGCTCCCCTGCCTTCCACACTCTGATGGTCAGTCACGGCTGCCAGCACCAATGTCTTGCCCACAGGTTTGTAGATTACAATGGCTTTGCCAAAAAACAAATGAGCATGCCACCACCCTGTGATTCCGTCAACATCTCCGCCACCCCATTGAGTATCTTTCTTGCCAACAGATTGGTCGAGGTTCTTTAGTTTGTGATCCAGAAACGAATCAAACTCCTCGCGCATCTTGGGAAAGCTTTTGGAAAAGGTGGCAAAATTCCTTTCAAAGCGTTTGGTGACCGCAATCTTGACATCCCCCTCAGCAGGTTCACGCAGTCGTGATTGAACAGCCTCTTGTATTTCTTTCCAGCGCATCAACGGGCCTTCAGCAAATGTTCCATCAGCGCCTCACGGCTGTCAAAATAAGTGAGCTTGCTGAAATCGTCTGCCGGCTCCTTGTTGGCAGGAGCCTTGGTGGTAGTTGCTTCTGCACTCTGCTTCTGTGCCCGATGAGCTTCGATGCGCTTCCAAGCCTGCTGGCGGATTAGATCGTAGTTCTTCATCTGGCGCTCCTTGCTGATAGGGTATTTAGCAGAGTTTGCCTCGCGTATCAACCAAAAAGTTCAACCATCAAGCTCCACATGCAGCCAGCTGAACTCAGTGCCATGGCTCATCACCTCCAGCTTGCTGCCGTCGCTGAACTCGATTTCCAGGTAGCCATCACCATATCGGGTAACCTTGCTCACCGTGCGGCCCACCATGTTGTCCAGCTGGCTCATGTCGCTTGCTCCTTGCTTGGTAACGCCAGTATAGCAGGTTTTGCTCGGCTGTCAACCACTATCTGGGTTCAGTCCTCCAGGATTTCCACAATGACTCGCACTCGCTTGCCCAGCATCAGCTTGATGTCAGGGTGCAGCTGATTGGGGTCCCAACTGTGGACCCGCACAAACAACCCTTCTCCCATGTTGGAGGAGAAAAACTCCACAATCTGTGCCTGCCCACCATCCTGCACGTCCACAGGAGCCTCGTGCTCCTGGTAGTGGCGCAGTCTGCCAGCCTCATCACGCTCAGGCACCACAGTGCGTGTCCACTCAATCTTCATCGATGGCTCCTCAATACATGTCACGGTTGCGCTGTTCGTCTCGCTCACCCTCACGCCGGCTTTCCTCTCGCACTGTGAGGATCCGGTCGTAGAGGGTATCCACAGCATACGGGCGCTCGCGTTCCCAGCTGAAGGTTTTGGGCAGGCTGTTGAGCTCATCGCAGGCCTTTTGCGCCTCTTCCCTGCTGGTGTAGACCTGATCAGGAACATCAGTGTCAAAGCTGTAGGGATCGGTATGCACATAGTAGACCACCCAAAGCTCGCTGGTGTTGTAAGGCATTGTCTATCTCCTCACTTGCAGACCCATTATAGCAGGAAACAATGAGCCTAGTAAGCCCCAGAAACATAGTTGGTGCCAAAAATTGCACGCAGCACAGTTTCTGGACCGTATGCGCTCCACTCCTTGAGCTTGTGGCTTCCCTTCCAGTCCCAGACTGCGCAGTCGTTGCCCTGGACGTTGAAGCCCCAACTGTGCTTGACCTTGCTGGGGTCGTCAACAATGTTGGGCTTGAAGCCCAGAAGAGCGTCGATCTCAGCTTTGGTGAGGCCCACGATGCGCCCTGTCTTGTAGCTGGACACGTGGCTTACAGGCACAATCTTCAGCTTGTTCATCTCGCATGCTCCCTTCCTTGCAGGGTCATTATAGCAGCCAATTGCCTGCCGTCAACCAAAAAGTTTTGCCAATCTTGTCTAACACCAAGTTAGCTTGAACAACATGGCCATTTCTGGATCGCGGAATCTGAACACGAAACCTCGATTTTCCCAATCAGCCCTCTCTATTCCAGCATGAGTGGTACACCACTCCTTGGCCTCAAGCCAACGTGAGTAGCTTTTTGGCCCACGTAACGTCCACAAGACCTCAACCCAAGTTTTTGGTGAAGTTTGAAAAGCTCGCCGGTTCACCGTCACCCTGCACTCTCCTCAAGCCTTGATCCACAAGACATTGTCTTTAAGCTTGACGCTTTCGCTACCGTCGTATTCCTCGATGATGAACTCTGCGCCTTGAGGAACCCACTCAATCTGCAGACTCTCGATATTGCAGCCCACATAAAAGTCACTGCCATACACGTCGTAGACATAGGTTTCCATGAGATTGATTTGATCGCTGGGCTTGCCGTCTCGCACCCACT